ATAGCATTTGAAAATGTTGGCGTTTGCGCGCTGTAATTATTAGGCAAGGCAATTGCTGTGCTGCTGCTGCCCCAAAAATTACCAATAGCTTCTGGCAAATGCGTTTGTTGATTGCTGATGAAAGGCACGTATAAAGTATTTCCAACACGATAAAAACGTTGTTTGAAATACCTATAACGCGAAGAAAATGTACTTGTCGTTTCCGTTGCGGATGTAACGTTTGTTCCGTTCAACGCAATCCATGATGATAGTGTATGAGCTGTTCCTGTTCCATTGTTTTGAAACAACTCAAACTCCAACCAAATGCTTTCACCGTCAGCTATTGTATTAGCTGGCACTGTAAAAGAAATGATGCTTCGCACCGCTGTTGTATTCTCCGCATCCAGTGCAGTGACTGTATATGTCGTATCACCAGCCGCGACAGTTACCGCGCCAGTTAAACCGTTGACCGAAGTCACCGCGGCTTTGTACGTCTGATCGCCTGCGAGATACGTCGTGCTGTTAGCGGTGCCGCTGCCGAGACGCGCAGTCGCTATCGTGCCTGTAGTGATCGCGCTCGCGTCAAGATTCGCAACTGCAATGCCGAGCGTCTCGTTACCGCCGTTGTTGTTCTCAGTTAACGCAATACCCGTACCCGCTACGAGCTTACCGTTAAGATAGCCCGCGGTCGTATCGTTAGACGATACCTTTGCGACCTCGTCTGTATTGAGTGACGTGTTCGTGATGATCGGGCTCGCAGGATTCGTCGAGTTAACGCTGATTCCCGTTCCCGCTGTTATCGTGTCGACAGTCCCACCGCCGCCACCGCCGCCTAGTAGATTTTCGATCATGCGTCGTTGTCCTTCTTAGTCTTAAACGCTTGCCAGTGCGCGGCCGGGTTGTTTTGCATCGCTACGATTTTAATCGTCGTATCTTGTCCGATGTCGATCTTGAACGGCGTGTCCTTCGTAAGCTTGAAACCTACGGTCGTCGTCGGGTTCGTCCCGTCGAACGTAATCATCGCGTCGTGTCCTTGGACTTGCAACACGATGAAGTCCGCGTTGTCGGGTGGTGTGATCGTCTGCGCTGTGTGATTGACTAGGTTCATCGTCTGCAGCGTGCCGAGGCGTTGTCCCGTGAATCCTGTTATAGCCATCTTGTTTCCTTCGTTTGAGGTTCTCAGCTCGGAGGCCGTAGCCCCCGAACTCAGAAACTCTGATTAGCAATAAACAGCGGCGCCGAGGTTCTGATCTACCGCAGTAGGGTCGAAGTCGTTACCGTTGTAAAGAACAGCGATCGCCGTTCCGAATGTACCGAGCGAGCCGTTACCAGCTGTAGCGACAAGATCGATATAGCGACGCTTGCCTTGGAGGCTTACGTGGAAAGCATAGATCTTGTTATCGTCCGTTGCTGATGGCAGAGCCGGAGCACCCGTTGCGCCGAATACCGTGCCAGCAATGTCAGCCGCGCCGCTCATACCTGAGTCGTCGCTTTGCTGAAGCTTGAGAGCGCCCATCGCAATGTCAGTCGCGCCGAGTGAGAAGATAACGGCGAGCTTACCAAAGCCCGCAGTATCGATCGCAGTCGTAGCAAAATCTGCGTTGTCAACGATAGCAGCAGGCGGCGTCACGTTTACGAACTTAACGTTCTGGAGTGAGTTCATGTTCTGAGTTCCTTATGCGTTCTGTGAAACAAAAGCGACGATAGGACCAGCAACACGTGTCGCTGCAGTTGCGCTGTAGTTGCCTACGTCATGCACTGCGATATCGACGTACTCAGCTGCCTTCACATAGATCGTGTCGTTCTGGAATCCGAGCGATGTGTCCGTCTTGATAGACGTGCTCATGCGGTCGCCCATCGACGCGGCTTGTGCAAGGTTGCCAAAGTATGCGAAGACCTGCGAGTTCGCGTCTGTGCTTGGCATAACGTCGACGATCTCAACTGGGAAGCCGAGGAAGCGCATACCGAACGAACCTGCGATCTCAGCTGCAGTTACACCACCCGCACCGAGTGCGAGGCGCTCGCCGCTTGCCGAGAATGCTGTCTTGTTTACGAACAACTTAGCACCTGCGCGCGCGTATGTTGGGAGCTTCGAGTAACCCGTAACGAAGTCGCTCAGCGTAGCTTCTGAGAAGAGGTTGCCGCTGATGACTTGCACGCCGCCGAGGTTAGCCTTGTGCGAATCGTTTGTCCATGTGCCGCCCGCAGCTTCGAGGACTTGGCGGAACTTGTTGCCTACGCCTGTGATACCGCCGAACGCTGAAGTTCCGTCGCCGTTAAATCCGGCTTCGTCTTCCTTCTTTGCGAACTGACGAGCTACCGACTCTGCGAAACGCTGACCAAGATTTACAGTCGCGTTCATGTTGAGTTCCTCGCTGATGACTGCGAGCGCTGTGAGCTTCTTCGCTGTGAGCACTACCGAACCGAACGTCATGTCCGATGCTGTGTAGTTTGTAGCTTCCGAACCCCAGTACGCCGTAACGTCGTCGTTCGTGCGGAAGATGCGCATCGTCTCAGAACCCATCGGCTCGACGCGAGCATTGCGACGGAATACGCCGTACTCTTCCTTGAGGTCGATGATAAATGACGACGTCTCTTCAGGTACGAAGAGGCCGCCCGTCGCATCTTGGTTCTGCGTATGCGTCTTGTACTCGACGCCTGTGACGTCTGAATACTTCTGACGTGCGTTCTCGTTCGAGAGACCCGCAACGAAGAGACCTGTAACGTATGACTTGTAATCGGCTTCGTTCATCTTCGCCTTTGCTGATGACTCGCCGACCTTTACTGTCGATGTTGACGGAAGTTCGTTAACCGGTGTCTTAATTTCTGCGATGAGCTTTGCGTTCTTTGCCTTGATAGCCTCGAACGACTTCGCATCGTTGACTTGATTTGTGAGATTGTCGATCTCATTGTTCAGTTCTGTAGCCTTAGCAACATCATCGGCCGTAGGCTCTGCGATGTTCGTCAAGGCTTCCAGCTCTGTTGACTTCACGCGGATCGCGTCAGTCAGCTGTTGGATTGTCATTGATTGTCCTTTTGACGTGAGTTGTGAAGAGCTCGCAGACGTTGCATCTCCATTTGCGCGCGTGCGCTCTTAGGCTTTGCACTGTCGATGAGCTCCTTGATAGATGAGGTCGCATTCTGCAGAGCATCGACGAGAGATGAGAGACGTGCCACGTTTGCCGACGAAAGCGTGCGTCCTTCCTTCTCGCGAATCTGTGCGCGTTCGTTCAACCTCGCAACAAGACGAACGACCTCAGCTCCGACGTCGTCGATATCCTGCGTGAGTCCCTTAGCGCTAACGATTGCAGTTTGCGGGTTTGCTCCAAACAAAACGGGCGACCACTCGAAGAGCGTCCCCTTAACAAGTTCGCGGGCGCCGTCCGGCGCGATGCGGTCTTCCTGCACTGAGTAGCCGATGCTAAACTCGTCGATAATGCCTTCTTTAATATCAGAGAACGCCTCACGTCCGCGCTGCGTGTTCTGATTAAACTTCGCCTTCACGTACAATCCGCCGAGACCTTTCAATGCGTCAGGTAAGAGCGGATCGTTCGGATAGAGTTCGCGTGCTTCTAACGTCTTCGCGACGGGCGCGTTCCAGTCGTGCATCCACACGCCCTTCGGCATTTTGCCCTTGAGCGATTGCTCGAAGAAACCCGGGATCACGCGGTCGCCCACGCTATCAACGTTGTTGAATACGGAAACGACCGCCTCGAGGATCCCCTCGTCAGCGTTTACCGCTTTGATATGACAGGAATGTAACGACTTGGTCAGTTGCATTCGATTACCTTCGTAGTAGATGGCGCAACATGGCAAACGCGTTCGTATAGTTTTGCACCATCTTAACCGCCCTGCGTCGCTCTGTCGTAGTCGATCTTGCGTCGCGCCCGTGTTATGCATCGGCAGTTCACTGCGTTCTTAGCTGACAGGAACGGACCGGCCGGGTATTCTGTCTCTTCACCGCCGACCGTGAACATCCCGCTCACCAGATTTTCCCATTGTCCGTTCGCTTTGGAGTGAGCATCGCGCGCGCCGGGGAACGATATCCACTGCCTCACGATCTTACGGTCAGGATCCGATTCGCGGTCGCTTACAGTTTTCCAAACTGCCGACTGCGTTTTGCCTGTCGTCGCCGTAGCCGTTGTTCGGCCGATCGCGTTAGCCCGTGCTTCGCTTATCTCTGTGAACTTCTTACGAAGGAGCGCGGCGATCTCTTCAGCCGACAACCCGCCGGACTGATTCAGAATGAAGCGCACATCGTCGCGGATCGTACCGATCGAAGCGGCGATCTTCTGGCTCGACTCGTCGATACCTTCGCGGCGTGCCTTGCCGTACTCGCCGTCCTCAGCATCAACATCAGACGCAGCCGCTGCGATCATCTCTTCGACAAGACCTTTGCGGTCGTCTTCAGTCGCCGCCAAGAAACGCGCCGTCCAGTCCTCGACGTCGAACGGATCGGACTCTTGTTTGGTCATGACTGCGGCATTCTTCACTCTCGCGAGGATCTCGCGTTCGAGCTTACGCACTTCCTTACCATACGAGATCGCGATACGCTTTGCCCATTTCTCGGAGATGTCATCTACGGCCTTGAAATACGTCGCGTCGTCTAACGAGTCAGAACGAAAGCTCGCGGACGAATCATCCGCGCCCCCTTCCGTTGGCGGCTCTTCTGAGTCGATGCCGAGATCTTCGTACATGTCGCGCGTGTCGTCGTCGTTGTCGATCGCTAAGACGATCGGACGCTCTTCGAGAAGGAGTCCGGCCTTGTAGCGCTTAAAGTCAATCGCAGGCGCGGTCGTGTCGTTGAAGTGCCACTCGTCGACCTTGACGCCAAACTCTTCGAGAGCCGCGATCGTTTCGTCCTCCTGATCTGCAGGGCGTCCGGTTACGATGATGATACGATGCGATTCCCACAACCCGTTAACGTAATCGATCGTCGCTTGCCGTGGGTTGCCTGATGACGTGACGAGGGTATCGTCAATGTCAACGATGATGCCTTGTTCGTCCTCGAGGTTCTTTCTTTCAATGCGCTGCGAGCGTGACGCCGTTACGACTTCCGTCTGCGCTACGCCTTGCACCGCCTCGAGTGCGAACGCTTCGCGCGCTTCGTTCAACGTCATAACGCCCACTTGATACGCTTGCAGCGCCGTAGCCCGCTGCGATTCTGCCGACGGCTTCAAAGCTTCGACCGTGCTCAGGTCGAAACCAACCTCGACGCCAAAGTCAGGGATTGCGAGTTGTTCGTTGATCTGATCCGCGATCATGTTCCACAGTGGAACGCGTACCATATCGGTAAAGTCTTTCGACGCCTGTTCTGCATTCGAGTACGTCGACGACATGATACCAGCGTACGTGTACGCGATAATCGGATGAACGCGGAAGACGCCGCAGATCCGCGCCTCGTATTGACTGAACGTCGACTCCATGCCGAGCTCGTTGTAATCCAGTGCCAAACGTTCGACGCTCTTCACGCCCCACATATGACCTACCGACCCGCGGCGCTCGCCGCCGTACTTACGTTTGAACGAACGCTCGGCAAGTGACACCTGATCCGGCGACATTTCCTCGTCGTAGATCACCAACGTCTTAGGCATCGCGTCGTTTTTGTGGATGCTGAAGATAGTCCCACTCGCCTCGTTGTAAGATTCAATCGTCGTCGAAGCAAGTACAATCGGAGAGCCACCGGCGTAGCTAATAGCAGGATCAACCCAAAAGCCGCGGATATGAACGACATCATCCTTTGGTATCTCCCAGGTCGTTGAACCGTTGTTGTAATGATACGCGCGGATATTCCCGTACTCGTCGAGCACCGGCGCGAAGTTAGCATCGGAGTACGGCTTGAGATCAATCACCGCGCCCGCAGCGTTGCGGCGCTTGTGATAGTAGACGTTCCCACCGATACACAGATACGTCATCGCGGTCGCCATGCTAAGACGCCACGACGAGCCAGCGAAGAGAACCGAAACCGGGTGATCGTAGATGAACCCCTCGCCATCACGAACGGCGAGATAGGCCTCTGGCATCGTAAGCGAATAGGCCATCGTGCACCCCTGCGCGACTGGGTTCTCTTTCCACAGTTTGTACGCCTGCGCGAAGTTCGTCACCGGTGTGAACGAGTGTTTTGTGTACGCTAACGTCGCGAGCCCCGGCAGTTCGCCGCGCTCGGAGAGCTGCAGCTGTTTCTCGTTCGTTCTGAAGATACGGTCAAAGATACCCATGTGTTGATCTAATAAATGAAGAGAACGCCCGCGCCTTGATTCTTAACGGCTGCGAGCTCGGCATAGACGAGCGCGTCCACCATATCGTCATGATCCGAGATCGGAAACGATAGGAGCTCACGCTCGAAGTGAGGATCTAAGTTGGTAACGTGAGTTACGAGGAGTTGCTCATAGCGTGCGAGTACCGCATGAAAGCGCGTGACCTTGTCGCGGTCCGGCTTGATAGCTTTCACGGGTAACGACGTCTTCCGCAATAGCTCTTGCACGACCGCGACTTGATACTGCACCGCCTCGATGTTGATCCGCTGCGGCTTCCATTTTGCGGCGTACTGTTTCACAGTGTCGACGACTTCGTGAAAGCTAACCTTACCTCTCCACACGTCGACGACGTAACGGCGTCCCGATTCGGGATCGTAACCGACCACGACGATAGCGGTATAGTCCGCGGTCTCCGACTTAGAGATAGCAAGGTCCACGCCCATACCATAGCGCAGGCCGGACGGCACGCGGTCGCTCGGTACGTGAGTCAGATGTTCACGCTTGACCAAAGCACCTTGCACGTCGATAAACTCTGCGAGAAACTCTTGTTGGAATACCAAACCCGGCAGTTCGTTACGTGCGGCTTCGACTTCCGTCGCGTCGATGTAAGGATTCGCGGCCGTCGGCATCTGCCAGTAAGACCACGTCTCGTCCGTCACCGCGCGTTCGCTCAGCGTGTGGAAGTAGTTCCTCCCCTTAGGCGTCGAGAAGAACCACGCGTCGCCCTTGTAGTCCGCTAGCGTTGGACGTATCGCCATCGTCCACGCCTCCTCGAGGTTTGTCACCATCGCGGCCTCGTCGATCACGACGCGTCGGTACTTACGACCGCGAACCGCGTCG